TTCCAGCAGATCGCGCAGTTCACGGATGTCCTTCGCGGCACTGCCGTTCTCCAGCCCAAGATGGGCGAGGCAACGCTCGGCTCCGCGTTCGGCGGCACGGTCGAGCAGTTCGTCGAAGTCCTCGCGGCGCAGCAGGAGCATGTTTTCCACGAGGGCGGCGGGTTGTTGTTCGGGTTCAGTCATTGCAGGTCTCCAGAAATGCGAAACCCGCCTGATGAACGTGGCACCAAGGCGGGTTCAGGGGTGATCAGGAAGATGGGTTTCAGATTTCGATGATTTCCAGCGTCAAGCTGGGTGCGCCGCCCTCGATGACGTCATCACGCACGAACACCTTCTGGCCGATGGCAGCGCTGCCGCGTGCACGGATCAAGCCACCGCCGGGCAAGGCGACGGTCACGACGCCGGAGCCGACGCCCACCACCGTGCCCGCCTGCAATGGCGGAGCAGGGATAAGTTGGCGGAACTGCTCGTAGAGGTTATGCATGGCTCTGCACCCCCAAGGTCTGCCAGACCTCCGGCATTCCTGCCTCGACTTGCGTCGAGCGCACGATGCCCAGCCTCGTCACGCTGCCGTCCTGGTACTCGACGAACGCACCCGGCTCGATGATCCCTGTCTCGGCCAGCACCGGCAGGCGCAGGCTCACCTCGATCTGTTGCCCGGTATCAGCCAGAACCGAGATGCCTCGCTGGCGCGCCGCAGCGGCTTCGGTGATCAGCGCATCGACCACCATCGGGGCCAGCACATCCCCGGCAGTCCCAGCCCGGCTCACCCGCCCAAGCACACCGACATCCTGACCGGACACGAACACGCGGTTGTAGCCGGGCTTCTCTACCCAGCGCAGCGACTCGCGGGCCACCGCATCAACGGGCAGCACGAAGTCTGGCGTGACGGTGTTCCACTCCCAGGGCGCAGTCGGATAACGGTGGCGCACGCGGATGCTCTGGTCGGACGGGTGCGGGATCAGGTAACCCCCGGCCGCACTGGCAATGGCAACCAAGGCTTCCATCCACGTACCCTGCTGGGTGAACACCCCGGCTGGGACGTTCCAGTCGGTCAGGCCCCAATCGATGCTCCAGCCTAACGGGATGCCGTTGAGCGTAAGGACATCGTCCATCAACTGCCGCGCCGTGCGCGCCTGCGGCTGCTGGAAGTTCATCACCGGCGCGTAGGGCGTGGCCAGCACAGCGTTGCGCCCTCTTCCCGAGATGCGGATGCTCGCGTCTCCAAACACTCGCTCGCGGTTGATACGCTCGGCCAACACGCGGAACTGCGTGCCGTTGACGCTGGCCACCAGTTCGACCGGGCCGTCGTTGTTGCCCGGTGCGACGAGGTTTTCTGCAGCGGCGGGAAGCAGTGCATCGAAGCCCCACGTCCAGGAAGCGGCGTCAAGCGACAGCGAGAGGTTAAACACCGGCACGGGCAGACCATCAGGCAGCCGGTGCAGAGTCACGTTGTTGATCACGAAGTACACCCTCCGGATGGGAACGACCACCGGCTCGCCATCGGGCGGGTCGGTGTGGATTTCGCAGAAGAACAGCAGGTCGGCACCGGCAGGGGCCAGCGCAGCGAACAGCAGATGGCCGCTCGGCGCATAGCAGCGCGGTGGCTCAGGCGGCTCGGGAATCACCCAGACACTGATACCGGGTGGTGGCGGCACGCCTTCCTGGTAGCGGCCACGCCAATCCACTGGTCGACGGCTTGCGCTTTGGAAGTCCGAGCCCTGGCGCTGCATCAGCGGCCTTGCGTTCTGCCAGAGCGCGAGCCGACTGGCGCGGCAGCTAGCGGAGCCGTCCTGATGCGCAAAACGTGTGGCGTCGCGCAGACGGGTGGCGTTCTGAAACACGCCCGCCCGAATCTGTGCAATGGGTGTCGCGTTCTCATGGGCGAACCCGGTCGCGCCTTGCAGGCGCGTTGCCTGCTTCTGGCCCGTTCGCCGCAGCAGCGGCGCGGCCACCAACACTGGCGGCAGCCGGTGCGCGATGCCGTGCAGTGAGATACCCGCGCGCTGCCACACCGCGCCCCAGCCTGTTGGGGTGAGCGTCGCATCCTGTTGCCGCTGCGTTGCGCCCTCCTCGCTCTGCGCGGCCTGCTGCCATTTTTGTGCCGTCTGGCCCACTGTCGGGCGCTGAGTACGCGAGGCGTAGCGCACCTCGCCTGTGAGCACCACGCCGGGCAGGTTGGCCACACCGACGTTGAGCGGCACGCTCGGGCGCAAGATCAGCGTACTGACCGTCAAGCCCGGCAGATCTGCCAGCATCTCCAGCCGCACGGGTGGAATGAATACGACGGTGGCGACCGGCAACGGCAGTGTGGCCTGCACCACCACATCGTTGCGCGGCGGCACGTAGTCCGCACCGAACATCAGATCGGCGTCTAGCGCGGCGGGTCGGTCGAACCGCAGTTCGACGTTCTGTCCAACGTTCGCAGGCATCGTTCACCTCCGATGCTTCAGCCAAGGATGGCCGACACCATCCGGACGTCGCCGCCCAGATAGAGGTTGGCACTGGCGAGCTTCACATCGCCTGCGCCATCCGTGCCGCTGCAATCCAGATCGAGCGCGGTCACCTCCTCGCCGTTGACCAGCCGCGCCCACGTGGCGATGCCGGTCGCGGCGATGAGGCCGTCCTCCTGCTGGGTCAACGTCAATAGCCCGCCCGCAATCGTCCCTGCGGGTTTGGTGAGCGCGATCTCCACCAGCATCGCGCTCGTGGGCGTGGCCGCCGGATTGGCTGGGCGCGTGCCGCCGTAGATGCGCAGCCGCGCGGGGTTGCTGCCTGCATCGAGGAAGGACAGCGTACCCGCCAGCCGCGCCTCGTTGTGCTCCTGCGTGATGGCGACGCTCATGGCATCAGCTCCGGCGTGAGGTTGTCCGCGATCACAGCGCGGTACAGCTGCTGGTAGTCGGTGCTGATCACGGTGTAGCGCTGCTGGGGATCGATACGCTCGAAACGGTACGTGCCGTCAGCCTGAGACCACGTGCTCGCCACCAGGGTGTGGGTGCTCTCGCTGTAGAGCAGGACTTCGCGCACCAGGGGCTGATCGGGCTGGCCCTTTTCCTTGACGGTGCCGGTGATCTGGCCGTTGCCGCCGAAATAGATGTTCCGGCGGTGGCTGGCTAAGCCCCGGTACTGGCACGGGTGGCTGCCCGGTTGGTTCCATTGCTCGGAGTTCGGACTCTGGAGACGCGTCAATGCACCCAAGCGCGCGCCGGGAGGGACGCTCGCCAGCGGCAATCTCGCGTGTGGGCTGCTTGCGAACTCGTCGGACTCGATCAGATCTCCGATGATCCAGTCTTGCACTGCATCCACGTTCACGCGGCCCCACTGGATGTATATCGTTGCCCCCCGCCGCACATCGGAGAGGCGGTAGTCCCGATCGTCACCGGAGCCCGACCAGCCGAACGGGTTGGCTCCCGGCGCGTTGTCGGCTGCCAGAAACGGAACGACCGTTACCGTGATCTGGGTTTCGCTGTTGGACGCCCAACTGTCTTTCCCACTGTGGCTCGTCCAGACGGTTTTAAGCTCGTAGTTGTTGGCGCCAATGGCAAAGGACTTGGTTGCAATGCCCGTGGGTGAGCCGTTGTCGTAGCCGGTGTTGCAGGCAAAGCGCAGTTGCAAAGGCTCAAGCGGCGTGAAACCCAGCTCCACTTCACAAACGAAGATCCCGGAAGCCGCCCACCCTAAATAAACACCTAAATCCACAGCGCCCACGCCGAGCGCTTGCAAGGACTGAATCCCACCCTCGGCCGAGGTGTATGCGTTACCGCCAAGCATTAGCCAGCCATTGGCCGTGTTCACCTGTACACCAGTCGTGCTGTCAAACGTGTCGGCTCCGCCGTCGCTCCAGGGATTCCCGTCCTTGGACACGGTGAAGTTGTTGTTAAAGGGAACGGCATTGCCGACACCCAACCGGGGAAGCAGAAGAATGCTCACGGTTCACCTCCACGGCCCAGTGATGTCGAAGGCAATCTGCGCGCCCTCGGAATCCGAGCTGTACTGCGTCCTCACCAGGAGGAAGCGCTTGCCGCCCTGACCCACGACGTTGTCTACGATGGTGAGGTCGCTGTAGGGCCGGTTCTGAGGCATCCACAGCATTCCCGGCATGATGCCGCGCATATGGCCGGACTCCTCGCGCACATAGGTCGGCAGCAGCCACAGGCTGTAATCCGGGCCGTTGGGAAACGGTATCGACCCCTGCCCGCAGACTTGAGTACCGTTGTTGGTATTGAGCGAGGTCAGGCCAAACCGCACCGGGTTGCCCAGTTGCGTGTAGCTGCGAAGCAGTACCTTGCCGGTGTAATTCAGCGACTGCGTTAACCCATAACCGCCCTGTTCACCTGGATAGCTCCAATAGCTGCCGTCACGGCTCCAGTAGTTGTCGTCGGCGGACAGTACCGTGGCGTAGTTGTCTCCAGCCTTGAAAGTCATGATGTCACCAAAGCAATAGGAGTTTCGGCCATACCAGTTGTATGCCGGGGCATTGGTGCAGAACAGGAAGAACAGCCGATCGTCGCCGATCAACACCCAATTGCGAGTCCCGGCGCCGCTGTCCCCATAGTCTTCATAGGCGCTAGTTCTTGCGTGGAACCACTTATGCCAGCCCCACTGCTTGGCTTCAACCTGGCTCCAGTTTTTTGTCGGCTTGCTTGGATCGTAGGGCGCCTGCGCGCCTACGATGGTGTCGATGTCCGACAAATCCTCGACGATGCCTACGTTGGCCCATTTCGCCCACGTCGTCGTATAACCGGGCGTTTTCAGGCTGTTGTCGATCAGCAGCATGTTCTGCGGCGACGCCGGATTTTTGCTGCGGTACGCCGCCTTGTTCGTGCCGGCGAAAGGTTTCTCCCAACCAAGCGGTGCAACCTTCGCTGACAGGCTCGTCGCTGTACTTGCAGGCGAAATGGGCGTCCCAGACACTGCGTACGTAAACGTCGTCGCAGTCGTGGAGAGCACTCTAAAAAGCCCGTTGTACTCGGGCTGCTCAGCGCCTGCAATCTGCACTACCTGATAGGGCTGGTAGGCATGGCCGGAGGAGATGGTGGCCGTGGCCACGCCATCGACGCAGGTCAGCGTATCAATAGCCTTGAGCGCGAAGCCGTTGACGAGGCAGGCATCGAGCATCGTCACCAGATCGCCCCAGTTGTTGCTGATCTGCGGCGCGCCGGTCATGCCGCTGTGGAAGTATTTGACGGTGAGGTCGGTCATTGCAGTAGTTCCTTTTGGTGAAGGGGTGTCGACCCACGGCGTCAAGGCGTGTCGACATCCCCGCGAATCAGCAACGTGAAGTGGTCGTCGGGCACGGACTCCGGACCCTGCTGGACGGTGCGCACCACCCACACCGGAAACTGACTGCCAACGGTGTTAAAGCGCAGCACGTTGCCGGTGGCCCAGCCATTGCCCCAGCCGAGCGCAGGCAGGCGGAAGTACGGCACGCCGGTCGCCGGGTTGTTGGGCGCGCAGTCGGCGCTGGTATTGCCGGTAGCAATCACACCCACGTTCTCGCCGATAACCTCGAAAGAGGTGCTGTTGGTCATCCGCACCACCCAGCGCTCGGTGAGCGCCCCTCGATTGCTGACCGTGATCGGGTACTGCGTGTGGTTGAAGGTAGCGGTGGCGGCGCTGCCGACGAGTTCATCCGACCAGCTGCCGTTCCAGGTGCTCTGGTCGAACACGAGGTTCACGCGGGCGAACAGGTCACCGGCCACCAGCGCACTGGAGACGAAACTGCCAGAGACCGGTTCGCCGGGACTGGCCAGCGGATAGGCATGGGTCAGCGGGCGCGTGAAGCTGATCTCGCCGTTGATCTGCACGTCGCGCACCACGGCCATGTCCTCGATGCGGTGCTCGATAGTCACCGGCTGGCTGTAGCCGGTCACGTTGGTAAAGGTGACCGTGCCCGCCTCCAGATCGGTGCCGTAGCCGGTGTGGATCACCACGCCGTCTTGACCGACCACGCGCACGCGCGACAGGCGCACGCGGCCCGCATCGATGGTCTGGCCGTTGCTGACCGAGGCGGTGATGCGACCGGTGTGGCCGACGACGGCGAAGCCTCCTGGACGGAAGATCGGCACACGCCCGTCGCTGGGCAGGCGTACCGGATCGATGCCCAGCAGCGCCGCATCCAGGGGCAGATAGCTGTAGGCCACGGCGCTGTAGCGCAGGCTGGAGGCCGCCACCGGCTCTGGCCGGAAGATCTTGCCGTCTGGCCGCACGTTCTCGGCGTCAAACCACGGCTCGCTCTCCTTGCCCGCCGCCGTGACCACGGTGCCAAACCGCACCCGCACGAGGCCAGTGTCGTAGTCCACGCTGCCAATGACGCCAGACGCGGTGATCGTGCCGTCAATCCCTGCCGTCACAGTTTGGGTGCCACCCACGGCGCGGGCGAACTGGATGGAGACCGATCCCGGGCGAAGCGGCGCAGCACCGGTGCGAAACACATACTCGCTGGAGATGTTCTCGCCGACGGTGGTCACGCAACTGGCGCGCGTGATGCTGTTGGCCGCGCCCGCCGACCAGGAGGTGAGCGTCACCGCGCCCGAGAGGTAGTTAATGCTGCCGCGCGTGACCCAGCCGCTGGGTGTGAATTCGCGCAGCGTGCCCTGGCCGCTATCTCCCCATAGCTGATGGCCCCAGGGCTGGCTGCCCGCGATGGCCAGCAGTACCGTACCGTTCACCACCTGCGCGTTGACGCCGGGCACCAGCCGAAACGATGGGCTGAACGCGAACGTCTCGCTGTGGTTGCTGGTCGAGCCCGCGCTGTTGTAGCGAAGCTTGACGTAGCCAGACTCGTCGTTGGGATACATCGACGGCGCGTCCACGTAACTAATGCCGCCGTAGTTGAGGCGGAACATCTGGCCCACGCCGAAAGCCCAGCCAAGGCGCTGCGCGCCATAGACGGGACTCGGAATCTTGACGGTGACGTCGGGCTGGAACTGCACCGCCCCGGTCGCGTAGTTGACGGTGCCGATGACGACGCCTGAGCGCAGCACGTTGCCCGCTCCATCGTCACGCGCGTACTGGGTTGGATCGATGCCATTCCACAGGCCGAGCCCCATCGCCTGAATCTGTTGCAGCGTGTAGACCCCGAGCACGGCGGTGTCGGTCAGGGTGTTCCACTCGATCTCTAGCGAACCCGGCTCGATGGAGCCCAGGGTCGCAGTCACCGGCACCTTGCCATGGCCGTCGCGCGAGGGGTGCGCGAAGCTGTCTTCCTGCTTGGGGCCCGCAACATAGTCCACCGTCAGCAGCGCGCCGACCGGCGGCAGGACGTTCGGTGCGAAGCTCAAGAGGTTCTGCGCGACGTTCAGGTTGCCGGTGGCGGCTCCGCTGAGCTCGCCAGACGTGGCGGCGGACGCCGTGCGCGTGCCCGTGCCACTCTCGTGCGGCCAGGAGATGGTGAGCGTTCCCGGCTGCACGCTCTTGCCTTCGGGCGGCGCGAGCTGCAAGGCCTGCGATGCCTTCAGGGTGACGATCGGCTGTTGCGTTTCCTGCGTCGGCACGTTCCACGTCAGGATGAGCGACGAGCCCACGTCGGGCAGCGCGCCCAACGTCACCACGAAGGCACCGGTGTTCTTGTTGAAGGTGCCCGCGCCGTAGCTGGCGTCCAGCCCCCTGAGCGATCCGTTGCCGCCATCCGACAACACGTACCAGCGGCCCTGCGCCATGTAGCTGATGGCAAGCGTGCCGGGTTGCGGCACCGGGTTCACGGTGCCGACGTAGGACTGGCTGCGCGATTCCGGCGTGACCGCGATCTCCGCGCTTTGCGGCGCGCGCTGCAGTTGTGCAGCAGGTGTGTAGGTGATGGCTTTGCTGTTGGACATCGAGCCGGAGTTCAGGCTCAGGATGCCGTTGGCGTAGTCAATGGTGCCCATCGTTCCGCTGGCGGTCTTGAGTAGGCCCGCATCGTCGAAGATCGTGACGCCATCGGTGACGATGGACAGCGAGCCTGGCAAGCAGCCACCCGGCAGGTTGAATTTGATGCTGGTGTTCCAGGCGTGGCTGGCCGTGTAGCTCACGGGTGCCGCGCCCGGCACCGGCAAACCTGCTGCGGCGTAAGGGGCTACGCCCGAGATCGGCGTCTCGGTCTGGGCGCTGGGCACGAGCTGCGTGTAGATGGACGCGCCCTTGATGGTGAAGTCACCCACATTGGCAGCCTGCGTCAGTGGCACGACACCAACGTAAGTGCCCGCGTCGGCCACCACCGTGTCACGAACCTTGGCGCTGTTGTTGGCGCGCGTGAAAGTGCGCGTCGCAGGTGAGCCGATGAAATCGAAGCGCAGCGCGTCGCTGATGGCGACGGTGACGACCGCAGCCTGGTAGTCCTGATCGATGTTGTAAGTGAAGCTGCGCTCGACCACCGACACGGCGGTGGCGCGGATGTACTGCTCCTTCTGCGTGGGCAGTCCTTCGTTCTCAATCAAGACAAGAGTTTGACCGACGTTGGGCACGGCGTCGCTCGGGCGCTGGAACAACTGCACCACGCGCTGGCCCGCGATGTGGTTCTCGAACAGGTAGCCCGCCCACTCCGGCCCTTTGTTGAGGTAGGCCTCGATGCGGGTCTGCGCCTGCTCGCGCGTGTCGAAGGTCTTGCGGGTGGAAAACAGCGTGACGCTGACGCGCTCGTCCTGCGGCGGCTCGGCCACGATGACGTTGGCCCCAAAGTAGGTGTCGGTGTCGTCGGTTTCCACCTGCACGAAGCTCTTGCGCAGGTTGACACGGCCTCCAGCGCGATCCAGTTCGGAGATGTCGGGAAAAATAGCGTTCGAGACACCATCGGCGATGACGAGACCCGTGGGTGCGCCGCCGCCTTCGGGAACGTCCGCCATCACGGCGGACTTGAGCAGTTTCACGTCGCCAGATTGAATTGGCATCTCAGCCTCCGCAGAGCCGCCTCAAGGAGGCTGAAGCCCCCTCGGGGGGCAGCGAACAAAGTGAGCGTGGGGGCATTGCTATATCTCCAGAAATCGAAGGGTCAGGCGGTAGAAGTCGTTGCCGGATCGCGCCGGGATGCCCAGCACGGGTTCGGCCTCGATGGCGACCTCCTGGTGGCGGAAGGCGACCGTGAAGACACGGCCATCGGCGAAAGTGAGTTCGAAGCGGCCTGTGCTGCCGCCCACCGGGATCGCCGCCCACGCACGCAATTGCTCGACGGCGTCGCGCGTCACCCACGCCATGTCGGGTGCGCCCTCCAGGGTGATCGGGCGCCCTGCCTGCCGCGTGGCCGACTGGATCAGCAAGGCCCCGGTGATCAAGTACGAGGTGTGGGCAACCGCAGGCGACCACGCGTGTTCGTCGCTCCACAGCAAGTCGTCGGGCAATGGCAGAGCCACCCCGGTGTCGAGGTTCGTCAGTTCCATCGGTTAACTCTCAGGCGGATAAACAGGAAAGCACGCTCAAGCCGTGCGGGCGCGTGCGGCGTCCAGCAGTTGCAGCAAGCGCGCTTCGTCACGCGCATCGACGGTGGCGTTGACCTTCTGCGCTCCGGCCGACAGTTCCACGCGTACGGTGCGCGACGGACCGCTGTCACTTGGAAGCAGTGGGCGCGACAAGGCAGAAGCGGCGGGCCGCACCAGTCCGCCCGAGGCAAAGCCCTGGATGCCCACCAGCGCGCGACCGGCCAGCGTCTGCGCCGGAGCGCTCAGGTTGTTGATGGCCTCGAAGAAGCCCGCGCCGTACCGAGCGACGGCCTGCCGGTTCACGACGAACTCGCCAGGGGTGAGCATTGCCGGGACGGTGTCGGACTTTGACAGGCCGCCACGCCGGTAGAACTCCCCCTGGTGCTGCTCCATGTATTCGATCAGCTCGCGCTCGAGGTCTTGCTTGCTGTTGTTAATGGCCCATTGCCAGCGCTCGACGATCGTCGCCAATGCGCCCTTCTCCCGGCTCGTCAAGGTCTTGAGTGCCTCCATGCGTTCGAGCACAGGCTTGTCCAGGTTCCACAGCTTCGACCAGTGATTGCGCGTGGCCTGATTGGCAATCGGACCGCCCCAACTGCCGGTGTTGATGCTCTGCATGCCCAGTTCCATCATCTTTTGCGCCTGGACGACTTCGCGGTTTTTCTTGGGCGTTCCACTACCCACAAAGCCACCGGTGGCAAAGTGCGCGACGCCATTGGCCAGCCGCGAAAGTGCACCGCTGCCGTATTTCTGCACCGCTGCCTTGCGAATCACGAAGGCCCCGGCCTCCAAGGTGCGTGGCACCGAGTCGTGGTGGCCAGAGCCGGGCACCGAGCCACCGCTCATCCGGGGAAAGGTCGGAGCCACCGCACCGCCGTCGGCAAACCGCCGCACGCCACCAACCAGCCCGCCAGTGGCATTGGTTTCCACCTTGGTCACGTAGATGGTGTGGGTGCTGGAAGTGTTACGCCCGTTGAGGCTGTCGATTTCCGCGCGTACCGCACCGACGTTGCTGGCCACTTGATGCTGCGACTCGGTCTGGATGCGATCCAGCGCCTTGATCATCCCCTCGACATTGGTGATAGCCGCCTGCGCCTTCTCGGTCGCCACCTTCAGCTCGAACTGCGCGTTTTGGTCGGCGTAGGTCTTGAGCTTATCCAGTGCCTCCTTGGCCTTGGATACATCGGCATCGACCGGCAGCGTCTTGCCTTCCTTGAGTAACTGCTCATATTCCTTGAGCTTCTTCTCCGCTTCCTGCAGATCGGCCTGGATCTGGAGCAGGTATTCCTTCTCGGCCAGCGCCTTGTCCAGATCAGCGATGGCCTTGTCGAAGCGCGTGGTGTCGGCGTCGAGCGTGACTTTCAGCCCGTCCTTGAGCTTGGCCGTGATGTCGTCGATCTGGCGCGTGGTCTCGGTCAGCGTCCGCTGAATCTCATCGCGCGCCGTGATTGCCGAGCGTGCCGCCGTCTGGTGCGCCTTCGCTTCGGCATCCAGCGTCTGGTTGAGAATCTCCTCGGACTGGCGAATGCGGTCGATGGCATCGCGCACGCCCTGTTTGCTCTGCGCGGCCTGCATGTCGGCATCCTTGGCCTTCTGCGCCAGTTCCGCGCGCAACTGATCGGCTTGCCGCATCAAATCGGTGGCCTGCTGGTACTCCTGCCTGCGGTATGCCTCGCGCGACTGTGCTTCCAGCTGCGTGACCTGAGACACCGCTTGCTCGGACTGTTTGCGCGCTTCTTCGCCGCGCTTGGCCTCGTTGGTCTGGCTGGTGGCCACCTGCGCGGCCATGTCCATCGCCTTCTGCGCGAGCTGGCGAGCAAGCTCCAACTCGCCGTTGGCCAGCGCGCGACGCGCCTGTTCCTGCATCTCGGCGATCTGGCGCTTGCGATCCTCGGTGGCCTCGTACTCCGTCATACCCTGACGGCGGATGTCGCGGATGCGCTCCTCCGTGGACATCGACAACTGGCGCTTAGCTTCCTCGATGCGCTGCACTTCCGCCAGATGCCGGTTGGCTTCGGCGTTGAGGGCGTCGATGTGCTGGCGGTACTCGGAGAGCGCCTGCGCCAGGGTCTGGCGCTTGGTGGCGAGGATGTCGTTCTCGACACGCTGCACGTTGGCCCGGCGCTCCTCCTCGGTCTGGCCTTGCCGGGCGGCGGCCTGCTTGCGCGCCTGCGTTTCCTGATCGATCAGACCGAGCGTCTCGGTCGTGGCCTGACGGCGAAGGGTCGCCTGCTGTGTCAGCGCCTCGGTGAGCAACTGCGTCGATTTGGTGATCTTGGCGGTTTCGGACTGCTGGGTACGCTCCAGTTCCGCCTTCTCCTGGTCGTAGCGGTTCTTCACCGCTTGTACCTGCTGCGCGAGGCTCGCCTCGACGATGGCAGTCTGCCCCTTGTAGGCTTCTGCCATTTTGGCGGTGGCGTCGTTGACCACACCTTGGGCCTTGCCGACGGCCTGTTCGACCTCGCCAAGCCGGGACTTGAGCTTTTCCAGCGCGGCGTGTACCGCCTCGATGCCACGCCCGACCGCTTCCTGCGTGCCCTGGCGTACGGCTTCGAGCCGCTTGGCGATTTCCTCGGCAGCAGTCGCGGCGGTGTTCATCGCGCCTTTGGCTGCGTTCGCACCTTCGGTGGCGTCGGCGTACATCTCGGCGAAGATGCGATTCATCTCCGCTAGCCGCTGTTCATGGCGCTTGGTGGCTTCAGCGATGGTGTCGGACGTGAAGATGGCGGCGAACACCTCCCACTGGAAGCGCAGGTGCTCGATGCCCTTCATCAGCACCTCGACCATGAAAATACCCGCCTTGCGGACGATCTCGAACTTTTCCGACAGCCAGGTGCCGATCTCCCAGCCGACGATGGCAGCGCCGAGCACGGCAAAGGCCACCCGCAGCTTGCCGACGGTGGCGATGGCGTTCGACAGCGACAGGTTGGCCGTTGCCCACGCGGCCGCCGTGGTGCTGGCCGCCGTCACCGCCGCCGCGCCCGCCGTTTGCCACGCGATGATCAGCGCTGGGATCAGCCGGTAGACCAGCACCGCAAGGCCGACCTCGGCGATGCGACCCAGCCACTTCATCACCGTGTCCAGGTTCTCCGACAGCCACGTCAGGGCCTCGGCTAGTCTTTTGGTGAAGCCGGTCGATTCGTCCAGGCGGCTGATCCACTGCCCGAAGGCGTTCGACAGGCGCGTGAAGGCCTGGCTGACGGTCATCGGCAGTTGCGCGTACTCAGCGGCCAGCTTGTCCTTCTGGCTCATCAGCGCGTTGACCACCACATCGGCGGTGAGACGCCCTTCCTCGGCGAGCTTCCTCAGCCTTCCAATGGGCACGTTCAGGCCGTCGGCCAGTGCCTTGGCCAGACGCGGGCTGTTTTCGACGACGGAGTTGAATTCCTCGCCCCGCAGCACGCCCGAGGCCAGCGCCTGACCGAACTGCAGCAGGGACGACTGAGCCTCGGTGGCTGATGCGCCGGAGATGCGCAGCGCCTGCGAGATGCCTTCCGTGAGCGAGAGCGCATCCTGCTGCTCGCCGCCCAGCATCCGCACCGCCTGTTGCAGCTTGCCGTAGAGCGTGGCGGTCTCCTGGATCGGCACGCCGATGCGCTGGGAGATGGCGAACAGTTCCTTCTGCGCGACCGTGTACTCGCGGCTGCCAGCGGTGGCGAGCTTGAGCCGCGCAGACATCATGTTCCAGGCGTCGGCTATTCTGATCGTCTCCTGCACCTTGCCCGCCGCCCAGTTGATGGTGAGGAAAGCCAGCAACTGCGTCTTGGCCTTGGCGACCTGATCGCCAAATGCGCTCATTCCGACCTTGACCTCGGCCATCCCGGCGGCAGCTTTATCGCCTGCGGTCTTGGCGTTCGCGCCAAACTCGCCAAGGCTGCGCTCGGCCGAATTGATGGCGCGTTTGAGCCCCTCGTCAGCGCCTTCGAGCGCAACAAGGATGGAAATGCGGTTTGCCATTTCAGTCCACCAGCCGCAACTGCTTCTCGATCCGTGCGGAGAGGCGCGGAATCCGACCGGCGACGATGCGTTCGACGTTCAGGCGCTTCTTGAGCTGCACCCGGGGCACCAGCACGGCGATGGGTACATCCGCGCCACGTTTGAGCCGCTTGATGCCCTCGGCCTTGCGGTAGCGGCGCTTGAAGCCCGACAGTGGCCGGTCGTATTCCTTGATGTTCTCGGCCATCAGCACGATGTTCCCCTTGGCGTTCTTGATGAAGTAGGCGTTGCCACCGCGCATCAACTCGGCGATCTGCGCCTTGAAGCGTTTGCGGCCGACACGACCGTGCAGCGGGATCAGCATCCGGCCTCCAATGACGCCGCCACGCTCGTGGATGCCCGACCACGGGATGCGCGAGCCGACGTAGAGCGCAGGCAGCCGGTTCTTGTCCTTGTCGAGCACCTTGGCAGTGAAGCCCTTGACGAAGGACTTCTTCGCCACCGTCATCTGGCCCGCGACGTGGCTGCGCACGTCCTGCTTGAGTTCGGCGGCCTCACTGGCGATGCCGCGCGCGACTACCTTCTGGACCTTCTCGCGGAACTCGCCGCCCCAGCGGCGCAACTGCACCTGCGCGGCCTTGCTATCGATGCGAACCGAGATGCGCATGGTTTTGGAGCCTGTCGAGGGTCTGGTCGAGGTGACGCGAGTCGCCGCGTGCGCCGATGGCGATCAGCGAGAGCAGCCGGGCATCGCGTGCGGCGTCCTCACGCGCGGTGGCGGCGGCGAAGCCTCGCACCTGCGCCAGGGTGTAGTCGAGGATGTCGGGCAACCGGTGGCCGCGCTCGATCAGGTGCTGGACGGTGTCGAACCAGCCGTGGTCACTGCCACCGCCGCGCTCGTCTGCGCAATTAACCCGTCGAGCCGAGGCATCACCGTCCGGGTAAAAAAATCGGCGTTGACCTCAAGCACCTTGGCCGCCAACAGGATGGCCTGGTCGGCATCGAGTGCGTCGACCCACGCGCGGGGCTTGCCGACGGCGATGGACACTGCCGTCAGCAGGTCGTCGCCGCGCTCGCCGAACAGTGCCAGCCAGTCGATACCATCGCCGCCGATCTGCTGCATCACCGGCATGATCGCGCGCAGGAAGGCGGGCATCTGGCCGACCTTGAGTGGCTTGATGGCCAACGGCTCCCCGTCAATGACCAGCTCCACTGCTTGCGGGATGAGAGTTTCCAGATCGCTCATGGCAGTCCCCATCACAGTTGCACGATGCGGCCGAACTGGCCAAGCACCGCGTCATAAGGCTTGGTGGTGTCGGCCAGGAGCGATCCTTCCAGTTCGAACTTGTTGTATTCGTCCGAGATGAAGGAGATTTCCTTCAAGGGATCGAAGGCCACGCGGTACAGCTCGACCAGCACCTTGGCGTTGCCCTGCGCGGTGTTGATGCCTTCCAGGCGCAGGTAGCGCTCGGGCAGCGCCTGCGTGAAGATGCCGATCTCGGTGGCGACGCCGTAGCTGTAGGCGGCCTTGAACGGTGCGGTGAAGCCGGTGATATCCAGAAACTGGAGGGCACCGAAATCGGTGTCGGCGGTGTAGTGCGTGCCTGCGCTCAGCGTCGCGGGCGTGCCCGCCGAGTCGGTCACCACCAGCGCCGACACCTTGGGGTGCGCGAGGAAGTAGCGGTCGCCCACCACCGGGGTATCACCGCCAATGGGCTCAGCGGTCACAGATCCGGTGCTGCCGGTGATGTGGTTGCCGTAGAGCGCTAGGGCGAGGTTTTCCTTGGTGAACTCCTCGATGGTGAGGTTCACGGTGGCCGACTTCTGCTTGACCATCCGGTGGTCGAGCGAGCGTTGGCCGGTCTGGCTCTCGTAGTGCTCCAGCACATCGGTCTTGAGCGAGAGCTTGAGCTCTGCGACGTTGCCGGGCGAGCGCACTTCGATGGGCAGGCCGGATTCGTCGCGCTTGCCGAGGAAAACGCGCCCCTGAAAACTGGCGTAGGTGCTCATGATTTGGATTCCTTGCGTTGGGTAGTGATGGGGCGAATGGGTTCGATGGGTGTGCCGTCGCCTTGCGGCTGCGGCACAGGTTCGGTCTGACGGTCGTGTCGGGCGATGCCGTTGGCGATGAGCCAGTCAGCGGTGCTGCCATCCACATCGAGCCGTTCGCCCGCCTTGTGGGCTTGGCCCGCGTGGGTGTGCGGGTGAGTCAAAACGATGGAAGTCATAGGTGTCATCCCTTGGTTGACAGGTCGGTGTCGAGCGTCCGGTAAGTGATCGCGTAGCGCGCCGGAATCGTGGCGGCCACCGCATCGGCGTCCTCGACGTCCCACTCGCATTCCTGCTCGCGGATGCCCAAGGCAAGGCCACCTAGATTCCGGTCGGCCAGCAGCGCGGCGTGGGCGGCGGTGAGCAGCCGGTCGGCTTCGGTTTCCGGAATGGCGGGAGGTACCGCGCGGGCCAGCGCGACAAGGCGCACCGTGAGCTCGCGTGTGACGCGGTCGTTGGCGCGCTCGGTGATCGATTCGGACTCGGGGAACACCACCAGCGCCGGGCATTGCTCCCGGCTGATGGCAACCGTGGGCGAGCGGTGCAGCGTCGCACCGAGCGATTCCACCGGCGTTCGGACAGCCGCCATCACCGCGAGCAGGATCTGTTCGCGGATCGAGTTGCCGGACACGGCGCTACACCCTGGTGAGCTGTGCGCGCATCTCCGAGCCGTCGCCCACGGCCCGGGTGCTACGCACCTGATAGATCACGCCATCGATCTCGACCGTGTCGCGCGGAGCCAGCCCTTTGAGGACCGAGGCCGGGTACGACATCTGGTGGTCGGTGGTCGAGGCCAGTCCGTCGAACACGGTGTCGTCCGGCGCAGTGAAGCCGACCGGGTGCGTCTGCGACGGCGAGCCATCGGCAGGCTGCCACCGGCAATCGCGCAGCAGGCCCGCGTTCAAAGCGGCGGCATAGACCTGTTCGACGAGGCCCATCACGCGATCTCCAGCTTCACCAGCAGCTGCGGTCGGTGGCAAAGTGGTAGCGGGTTGGCCTGCGTGTGCAAATCGGTGCCACGGTCGAACTTGCGGGGCTCCTGCTTCGCGTACAGCGGCAGCGCCATCGTGTTGGCCGTCTCGTTGAAGTCGGCAGGTGCGTAGTACGTGGCGAAGGTGTCCATCGTGCCGAGCGGGAAGGCGTGCCCCTCGTCCTCCTCGACAAAGCGGCGCACGGTGCCACCGGGCGCAGTCGCGCGACCGCGATGCTCCTCGAAGGTGATGCCGCAGAAGGTGAAGCCGGAGCGCATATCCGTGCGCAGCGCCTGACCGTCCTGCCAGCGCTCGTAGGCCGCGATGACATCGTCGTGCGTCGTGAGCGCTTCGAAGAAGTCCTTGCCGACCAGAACATGGACGCCGGTCATCCGCTCACCCTGCAGGTTGTCCTCGACGTAACGCAGGAGCTCACGGCAGGCTTTGCCGACATCGAAAGCGCTGTCGTGCGCAGCGATGTCCCACGCGAAGGTCTGCGGGGTGATGCCAAACTCGTCGTACAGGTTGTAGATCACGCTGCCGTCAGCATCGAGGATCAGCCCCTTGAGCGCGCCAAAGCGCAGGTGCTCCAGGGTGATCGCGTGCTTGTTGCGCATCGTCTGCAGGTGCTGCGCCATCACGCCCGCCACCGTCTGCAGTTCCGTCTCCGAGCCGAAGGCGCGGATGCCCTGGACCTCCTCGGGCAGCACCACGTCATCGTGTGGAATGTGTGGAATGTGGAACGAGCGCACGTTGCGCTGGCCGCGCACACCGACGGTTCCGGGCGAGCCCACAGGCATCGTCGGCAGCAGGGTCAGCACGTTGTTTTGCTTCTCGACGATGATCGAGCGGAAGCGCTGCGGGCGGTCGACGAACAGCCCCATCTGGGCCAGACGGTCGTAGTTGTTGGGCAGGATGTTGATGGCGGCGGTCAGCGCCGACATCGAAAACGCCGGGTTCTCGAAGATGTTCTGCATGGTCAGACTCCTTGACGGACGAGGACACCCAGCGCCTTGAGCTGGGCAATGGCCGACGCCTTCTCGGCAGCGGCAATGGCTTCGGGCCACTGCAGTGCGTGGTCGGAAACGATGGCGTGGCGCGCGACGACGAGGCCGTTGTCCCGGTCGGCCAACGTGGCATCGCAGTTCTGCAGCAGCACGCCTGCGGCGACCTGCGTGCCGTCATCGGCGGACGGATCGATTTGCTTGTATTTGCCACTGGCGGTGACGATGCCGAGCACCGAACCCAGCTGCAGGTTCTGCCCTGCGGCCACGGTGACGCGGTCGCGCGAGTACAGGCTGGGCGCTTCAAACTTGAGCAGGTCGCCCAGGTTCATGGCCTCGGTAAAAACGGTCGGCATTTCAGCGCTCCTTTTTCAGTGCGGACGACTGCGCCGCAAGGTTCCGGGCGGCGTCGAGCAGTGGATTGGCGGCGGCGGGGCGGGAGGCGTCAGGCGCGATGCGGCTGACGATCTCGGGGCTGGCCTCGGCTTTAGCCGAAAGCAGTTGGCTACGCACCGTTGCGGGGGCGGTGCTGGCCTCGAGAAAGCCCGCGATCAGGTCGGTACGACCGGCAAGCGTGCAGGTCTGCGCGATCTCAACGGCATCGGCCACGCTCAACGTGGCGGCGGGCGATTGAGGAGGACTGCCAGCAGAATCAGCAAGAGGCCGATCAAGAGCAGCGGGGTCGGTTCGATCATTCATTAATGACTCCTTGGGGTGGTTGCTGAAAAAGCCCGCCCGCGCAGCCACGGCCACCGGAGTCGGGTTGGGGGAAAGGGATGCGAGCAGTTGCGCCAGCGCGTCGTCGAAGGTGCCGACGGCATCGGCAAGGCCCATGGCGACGGCGGCCTGACCAAAGAACAGTCCGGCCTCGGTGTCCCGCACAGCGGAGGCCTCAATACCCCGGTGACGAGCCACCGTCTCGACGAACAGGCCGTAGATGCGATTGACCTCGGCTTTCAGGAAGGCGTGGGCTTCGCTGGAGATCGGCTCGTGCGGGTTGAGATCGTTTTTGCGGTCGCCCGCGAACACAGCGGTGTAGTGAACGCCGTCCTGGGCGTCCTTCTCGGACTGGTCGACGTGCATCGCAATGACGCCAATGGAGCCGACACCGCCGGTGCGCGAGACGAACACCCGGCTGGCGGCGGACGCCAGCGCGTAGGCGGCCGAGAAGGCCATGTCATTGGCCACGGCCCAAACCGGCTTGATCTGGCTGGCCGCGCGAATGCGGTCTGCCAGATCGAACACACCGCCCGACTCACCACCCGGCGAATCGATGTCAAGCAGGATCGCCGACACCCCCGGATTGCCGATGGCGGCGTCCAGTTGCGCGGCAAGGCCCGCGTAACTGGTCAACCCGGACTCGGCCTCCAGCCCCACAGTGCGGCGCACCAGCGTGCCGTGGATGGGGATGACGGCCACGCCGGGCGGCGATCCGGATGTGGCGCTGCTATCACGTTGGGGCGGCGTGTACCCAGGGGCTGCGGCCAGATCGGCAAGGCCGACCCGGGGGCCGAGCACGGACAGGATCACGTCAAGTTTTGGGCGATGGATGGCCAGCGGCACGCCAAAGAGGCGCGCCGCCAGATGCGGCAGCAATGTCATGGAAAGTCCTTCAGGCAGTCGAAGTGCTGCCGGGTGTGTCGGTGGCGCTTTCAGTAGCGGCGGCGTTGCGATTGGGTTCCGCGCTGCCGCCGTCTTTGGACGTATAACGAGGGTCGGAATCGAAAATCAGTCCAAGGTCGTCGGCGCGCTGGTTGTCGGCAGCGATCTCACGGTCGACGTCTTCAGCGTCGTAGCCGAAGGCTGAGATGGCTTCCGAGCGAGACATCAAGCCCGCGCGGATCGCCAGCAACATCGCCTTGAACTCCTTCTCCGGATCGACCCACTGCCAGCCCTGGGGAATCCACTTCACCGCGAGGTACTGGCGACGACGGGCAGGCCCGCCGCGCGCGAAACCCGGCGCATCCAGTGCGCCCGCGAGCACCGCCTGCTTCATCCAGGCCGCCCACACCGGACGGCACAGCTGATGCACCAGCACGCCGTGCTGCACCATCTCGCAGCGTCGGCGGAACTCCAGCATCCCGGCGCGGATGGACGAGTAGTTCACGCCGGTCAGGTCGCCGGTCAACTGCTCGTAGGTAATACCAATCGCGGCGGCGACCGCGCGAAACTGCGTGCGCAGGAACTCGGAGTACGAACCGCCTACGTCGGCAGGATCGGAGAACTTGATGTCCTCGCCGGGCTCCAGAATCTGGAGCGTTCCTGGTTCCAGCCCGGCGAGCGCGATCCCGTCGGCGTCCGCTGCGCCTTCACCCATCAGGTTGTCCTCCGGGTTGGCGCG